CCCCCTATATGTATATAAAAAAAAATCTCTAAATACCTACCTACATACACAACGGCCCACTATCCTCAACCAAAAATTCCCTCCCCTCCCTCGTAGCCTCCTCCCCTTCACACCCTACCTCCTCCCTCTTCCCCTTCCTCCCCTCCACACGAAGCAAGGGCGCAAATATATGGCCCGTCCTCCATTCCATTCGCCATAAGGAGCATAGTGCGTGCGCCACCCACCCACCCACAAGATTGATTTTGAAATTTCGCAGCTACGTGGCACGTGGAGGCGAAGGCGCAGGCTCGTGTGGTGTAGGTGGCGAACTTGCTTTTAACACCGCATGGGTGCACAAAAAAGGACGGACCAGCCCGAAGGCTAGCCCGTCCCTTGCTTCATTTACACGCCATACTGAGCTCCAAGCGCAGCTTTCCCGGCGGCGTCATAGATCCCAGCCTCAACTGCCTTCCTCTGAATCGTGCTTCCCTGATTCAGCGGTCCTTCAACAAACGCGAAGTAATAAAGCCCAGCGATTCTCGCCGTTTGCTCCTCAGTCAGATCCAGCTGAGCATCAGAGGCAATGAGCTCTTTCAGCACCTCAGCTTGAACAAACGTAACCCGATCACGCGGAAACACGTTGGGCTTCCCTTGTTCTTTCTCAATCCCAACAATATCCAGCATAGCTTTGCGGGCTGCTTCATTCACCGTACGTTGTGAAACCGTCATTGTATCAACATTCATATCTTACCTTATTTAGTAGAGAAAAGCCTGCCCGCGATGCGCGAGCAAATCAAGCTTCGTCTCCTGTACCTTATGCTATGCTGTCGCGCCAGATACACCCATTTGCATTAGGCTCCCGAAGATTCGAGCCACCTCCACAACCGCGTGCCGGCCGACGCCCTCCCGGTGTGTCAATCTGTTCCACCCCCCCCCCCCCCCCCCCCCCCCCCCCCTCTCGAATGGGTACCTTCCCCTCGGCAGGTCTCCCATCTATCTTATATCCTGCTTCCCGTCGTTTTTGAATTTGAGCTTCGTGTTTGTGTAGGGAGGGGATGGTTGTGAGGTGCGGGTGGAGGTCGAAAATCTTCGGAATTAGCTTGCGGCTGAGAGCGGTGGGTGTGAGGATTAGGTCATGAGCAAAGCTTTCAAGATTCTGGCGAGGCGGAGCCGTGCGAAGGTGGGGGTGAAGTTGTCTCGACCGATTGAAGGGGCTGCGAAATCGAAGTTGACGAAGGGCGCGAAGTGATCACGGTGGAGGATTATGTTCCATCTCCGTTCGACACCCGCGAGCCGTCCCGGGTTGTCGCGCGTAACAAAGCGCAGCTCCAGCCTGTGGTGGATGAGGCGAAAGCCACCAACACCTACTTGCCTAATACGGTGCTGCATTCTACAGACTCACCGAAGTGCCAGCTCATTGCGTATCTTGCCGCGAGCGGGTTAAACCGAAGAGAAATCGCCGAGCGCGTAGGGATGCACTATTCGCAGGTCAACATTATCCTGAGTCAGCCTGAGGTCAAGAAACAAATCCGTCAGATTATCACCGAAAACTGTGGCGACGAGGTTGAGGCTTTTTTGAAGTCAGAAGTCGTCCCTTCCATCGAGGTGTTGAGCGAGATCGCCCAAGACCGCAACGCGCCGAAGTCAGCCCGTGTGTCAGCCGCCAACTCAATCCTCGACCGAGCCTGTGGCAAAGCTGTAGCGAAGCTCGAGATCACGCGTGGACCATCCGCGGCTGAGATTGATGTCGAAACTGAAGAGCTTCTCAAACGAAACAAAGAGCTTGACCTCCAACTCCGTGCGCAAGGCGTGGGTGCTTTGAAGGTCCAACCGCACTCCTCATGAACCTCGACACCGACACACGTGAAGTCATCCTTGAGCAAATTCGTATCAAAGAGCGCATTCTGGAACTGTCGAAACAAGTCGGTATTCGGTTCTACAACCCCTTCCCAAAACAAGTCGCCTTCCACGCCGCGGCTGACTACAAATATCGCATGATGCGTTCGGGCAACCGGTTTGGGAAATCCACCATGGGATGTGCCGAGGATTGTGCGTGGCTCATGGGTGAGCGAGTTTGGATCCCTCAAGGCAACCCGTTGAGGAAGCTCGGCATCCCACCACACGCGGTCAAAGGTCTCGTCATTACCACCGATTGGGATAAGGTCGACGAAGTATGGACTGGCACGCAAGGCGAAGGCGGTAAGATATGGCGGATGCTCCCCAAAGGGTTTGTGATTAAGACCAAACGAAACCACTCAGGTTGTATCGAAACCATCGAGTGCAAGAATGGTTCAATCCTCCGTTTCGACACCGTGCAGTCATTCCTCAAAAACCCACAAGGTGCTGAATCCTCCGACTGGGACTTTATTCACGTCGACGAACCATGTTCGCAAGAGCAATGGAAAGCCGCCTCACGGGGACTCATGGATCGCAACGGTAAGGCCTGGTTCACCCTCACACCACTTTCAGAATTCTGGATCAACGATATGTTTTTCCCCGACGAGCTGACCAACCAACGAGCCTCCATCTGGGCCGAAGTCGGAAACACGCGAGACAACCCCTACCTCACCGAAGAGGCTATCGCGGAATACGAAGCCAGTCTTACCGAAGAGGAACGCCAGTGTCGTTTGAACGGAATCCCGCTCGAGCTCTCCGGTCTCATCTACAAAGAATTCTCCCGCGAACAACATGTGTTGAAGGAACTCCCTATTGGTTGGACAGCTTGGAACAAGCCCCCACGTGACTGGACTCGCTACGTCGCAATCGACCCACACCCGCGCACCCCGCACGCTGTCCTCTTCATGGCAGTCGACCCGTTCGACAACATCTACATCTACGACGAGATATTCTTAAACATGTCTCACCGTGATCTCGCAGCAGCCGTCCTCATGAAACTACGGCACACATCACACGCTCCAGTAAAATGTGACCCAATCGCCTTCATTGCAGACCCTGTGACTGGCGCCTCCATGGAAAGTGAGTTTCGCAAAGCCGGCCTCATAGTCCACAAAGCCTCCAAAGCCAAAGAGTTCGGCATCCTCCACGCACGTGGTCAATGGGCTCGCAAAAACTACATCCGCGTTGCCCCAACCTGCACATACTTTATCTGGGAAATCTCCCGCTACTGTTTCGATCCCAAAAACAACAAACCAGTCGACCGCGACGATCACATGATGGAGAACATGTATCGGCTACTCATCAACACACCACGTTACGCAGAAGAGGAACCATCCGAATCTGTTGAATCAATTGTGCTCGACGACGTCACCATCAACCCGGCCGAAGACGACTCACTAATCCTCTCCGACGCCTATCTTTAGTTCATGTCAATTTCTGACACCAACCATTTATGACTATTACATCTATCAACACCGGCCTTGCTATTGGAGGCACCGAGTCCTCGGCAGTTGGACCAGTAAAAACAACCCTCGGAGCTAACACCGCTGCCGTGGCACTGAATTTGCAATACACAAACGGAGCGTCTGTGGGGGACTACATGGAAGCCCCACGGGTGTTTTATGCCGTTAGCCCGTTTAGTGTAACCGCTGCGCAAGCTGTCACTCAAATGCTTCCTGTGGCTGAGAGTTTCGATATAGTGCCTGCGAGACTACCACGAGGGGTTACGACTCAAAGGTCCGACCTCATCGTCAACACCGGCGGGTTCTTATACACTTGGTTTGAAACTCCGAAGATGCCCGATGCCGCTACGGTAACCCTTAACGCTGCGGAGATCGACTAATGAGTAGCACTATCTTATTTCTAGGTGGTGCTGCGAGGGCTAGCGCTAGTGCTGCTGAGGCTGCTGCTAGTGCTGCTACCGCGGCGGGTATTGCAACTGGCTTGACTTACAAAGGCGAAGACGCCGGAGGCGACATTGCTGGGCTTACTCCTGACGATGGTGACATGTATCTTATTGACACAGCCGGTGGTGGTTATGCTGTCGATGATTGGGTTGTATACGACGGAAGCGCGTGGGCTGTGTTGCCTAAGAGTGCGTTGTATAACGTAGCTTCAATGGAAGAGGAGTTTGAACAAGTCCAATCCCAACTCGCCACCAAGGCCAGCCGAGGCCGTGCGATCAGCGACGGGGCGACGCCAGACCGTGCGACGCGATGGGTTCCCGGCGCGATTGGCGACGTGGCGGGGTTGCCCTCCGCGCTTGCGTTAGAGGGCGTCGATGTCCCAGCGGCCAACCCGGCTGGTAAGCTGTATCTCGCAGCGTGGGCGGCCAGCGCGACCAGTGACCCCGAAACCCAAGCGTGGGCCGCGGCGCTGTATATCGACACCTCGGGCTATTTAGTTTTCCACGTTACGGGTGCGACGCCCGCGACGGACTATCGCACTTATACGAGCGACGCTGCCGTGGTCACCGGCGAAGCATATACCACGCGAGCCGTCTTATCCGGAAACAGCGGCACCGTCTCCCCGTCACTTAGCTTGGGTGGTGCGACGCTCGCAGCGACCGAGGCCAATGGAGCGGGCACAGACCCAGATTGGTTCTCCCCCTCGCTCAACACCACGTATCTGCTCGGCGGCTACGAATTGCCGGCCGGTCAAATGCCGACGGTAATCCCCACCCTCGGCACATGGACCGACCCAGAGGCGCTGGCGTGGACCGCAGGCGGCGCGTTTCCGGATCGGTTTGAGCAGCCGGGGAGCGCGGTAAATCTGCGAGCTGGGCTTAGTTTTCAAAATGGTGCATCTGCGCCCGACACGCTGACGGTTTCAGGCATGTCGATCACGCAGTGCGTGGTGACGTCTCCTGTCGATCAAGTTGTGACCTCATCGGCATTCACTACCGAGGTGGGCAAGACCTACGCGATCATCATTCCAGACTTCGCGCTGGCGTCCGGCTCTTATCCGCAAGTCAGGATAGCAGAAGCTACAAACTTGACGACAGCGGACGGTTCTGACGGAGGAAAAGATTTCAATGCCTACGCAGGCGAGGCAGTCCTGACGTTCACCGCTGGCGGAAACGGATCAAATTTGCGCCTCGGTTTTCGTTGTGATAGTGCCACGGATTTTTCGTGCGGTCCTGTGCAAATGGTTGAGGTGGGCTCCATCATCCGACCCTACCACCAACCGGGCCTCGCCGTGGGCGACATGAACGGGCGCCTCGCCGGTCGGCTCGTCGGCGGCTTCCAAGTGCCGGAGGCGGGCGTGCGCGACATCGTGATTGATGTGCCTTACGCCTACGAGGGCAGCTCAATCCAAGTTCTCGGAGGAGATATACTCGGCGGACTCGATGCTCGCGTCGTCTCGGTATCGGGTTACGCCGATGACGACACCACGGGCTCACTCGGCACCACGAGCGGAGGCACGGAGATCGTAAACGCACAGGCGATTGATGGCGACTTCGACATCGCAACCTTCGCCTCTCGCGTGATTTCAGCCGGGGCCAGCCTCTACTGGACTCCCGCAGCGGACCCAACCAACGGCACGCTGCAAATCGTGCTACGACCAATCAACCAAGGAGCCTAACATGACCGACGAAATTGAAGAAACTATCCCGGTGTTTGAGCCTTACGGCCTTGAAATTGGCGCGGCCACTTACACCGTGCTCGAACCCGAGGAAGCCGTAGCCCAGCGCGTGCAAACGCCGCAAGGCCAAGTGATCGGCGTGCCAGTAGCAGACAGCTCCATCGCGCTGACTGCGGAAGCCTTGCAAGCGCATCTGGACAACCCACCCGCGCAGCCTACTCCAGTCCGCATGCTCTCCAAACTCACCATCCGCCGATACTTCCGCGAACTGGGTAAGGAAGCTGCCTTCGACTCAGCTCTGGATCAAATCCCCAACGCACGAGCCGATTGGACTGACTGCAACGAGGTGAGAACTGACGACGCCATGTTCACGACTCACCGTGCGGCCCTCCAAGCCGCGCTTTCTCTCACCGACGCGCAACTTCAAACCCTTCTAATCTAATGCCACTCTGGACACGCAAGTCCCCCACATACACCGACACCGACGAGCGGTCTGACATGTCCGCAACACGTCAGCGGATCCTCACCAAGGTTGGTCGGCTACCTGACCTCCGTGATCGCACCACGTCGCTAGTTTCACACGCTTGGTTCTTTCACAAATCAACCCAAGACGCGCTTCGTAAATACTTCTGGGCGTTGCCTTGTTACAAAGTCAACGCTTGGGATTGTGAAAACTTCTCGGTCGAGCTAGTGCAGTGGGTCTGCAAAGAAGCCACGAAGTGCGGAGGCTTCGACGCTTCACCAGCCATCTGGGTCAACTGTGTTTACAACAAAGTCCCCTTCGCTGGTGTCCGTGATGGCAACCATGCTCTGAACCTCCTCGAAACAGACGAAGGTGACTACGCCATCGAACCTCAATCTATCCGCAACCGCATCGAGTATATTGAATACTCAAAATACGCAAACGCATCATTCGACATCTACCAATGAAAACTCTGCTGCCTCTTATCATCATCACCGGGTTGCTCTCTGGCTGCTCGGTCTTTACCGGCTCCCGAACCGAAGTTAAAATCGACGGACTCGGCTCCTACTCCTCACCAAAAGAGCAAGACATTGAGCTGCGTTATAACCCACAAACCGGTGAAGTTTTCGTGAAATCCATCTCGAAGCAAAACGCCGATATGGCTGCTCAAGCTGGTCAAACCATGGGCGAAGCTAACAAATCTCTCGCGGAAGCTGCGAAGGTTTTGATTGAGAAAATCCCATAACGTGTCAAATCCTCTAACCGAAAAGACTCAAATCGCAGTTCGAGCCGCTGCTGTCCCTGTAGTGATCTGTGCACTTGTGGTCGCAGGCTGGACAGTTCGAGGATTTATCGAATCGTTCCGTCACGAAACCAACGAACGCATAGCTCTTGTTGCGGCCAAGCAAGCTAAAGAACTTGAGATCGTCATGACAGCAGTGCGAGTCAACCAAGAGTTCTTAAAAACCGCACAAATAAACATTGAAGCAAACCGCTCCACAATTGCCGAAGGCAGTGTCGACAGGTTCTACGGAAAAGAATTTGACTACTGGGTGCAGCTCGCAGAAACTATGAACGAAGGTAAAAACATAATCTGGCCCAAACGTCCTCGATGAAATACCGGAAACTCAAAGGCTACAAATACCAAACCGTCCGTGACTACGCTTGTATTCTCCCAGAACTTGCCACCGTCAACGCCAACCACGCAGACTTAATAACACTTAACAACGGAAAGTTAGTAATCAAAAACCACTACTGTTGGAACGGGGCATCAGGCCCCACCTTTGACACCAGAGCCACGATGATACCTTCCCTAGTCCACGACGCTCTCTACCAACTACTAGCTCTGGGTCTGCTACCTTCCCACTATCGCACAGAAGCTGACGCCATCCTGCACCGTCTCTTAAACGGCACAACTCGTTGGTCCAAATTCAGAGCCTCCTACTACCACACCGCGGTCACACTTTTCGGTTCCTTCGCCATTCATCAAAAAGCGACTGAGCCGCAAGACGAAATCTACACAATATTCAAATGAAATATCAACTCTCCATCGGCGCAACCAGTCTTCTGTTACAATGCCTAGAGAACTCAGGTTGGTCCGAATCGCCAAAAGACGTCTACCAAGCCGGTAGCCTCACAGTCATCCTCGACCAGCATCGCCCGCCCACCGACGTCACAAAAGAAACCCTCTGTGGTCAAGTCGAAATCGAAATCACAGACGGGCAATTCGCCGTAGCTCAAAAAGCCGTAACCCACTTCTGCTCCAAAGGCGCAGTGCCTGCAAACAACCACGCCGTCTACCTAATCGGAGTCCTAAAACTCTCAGAGTAAGCGTCAATTATTGACATCAACCATCATGGAACGCGACAAACTTTACAAACTTTTAGGAGCTGAAAAGCCCACCACAGAAATCAACACCTTGCGAGACTACTGCAAGGATTTGGTAAAGATGTCTCGTGATGAGATGCAAAAATACTACTCGACGTGGGATGCTGCTGATCGTGTGTATCGTGGTCAACGCGCTGAGGATAGACAGGATAAGAAAGCCAAGTCACGCGGCGAGCCTGTTAAAATGATTGTGCCGCTGACGTATCAGCAAGTTCAAACCTTTGTTGCTTTCGCTTACACCGTATTAACACAGAGAGATTACTTTTACGAACTTTCGGGTTCGGGGACTGAAGATGAACAAGCCGCCAAGTTGCAACAAGCCTTACTTGAGCGTGACTTGGAATACAACAAGTTCAAGACTGAGAAACTCACCCAGATTCTAACCGACGTCGCCCGTTACGGCATTGGCATCGTGAAAAGTGGGTGGGTGAAAGAGACTACACCTATTGTAGAAGAAGTTGTTGTGGAAGAACAGTCTCCGGACCCGACCCTTCCTGTTACGCCGAGAACACAAAAGCAAGTCCGTGATGTCACGAAGTTTCTCGGCAACAAAGTCACTGTTGTTAGTCCGTATAAGTTCTTTCCAGACCCAAGACTCCCACTCACCAGGTTCCAAGAGGGCGAATTCTGTGGCAGCGAGGATGAGTATTCCAAGTCAGATCTAAACGCGTTGCAGCGTCAAGGTCAGGTGGCTGGCATCGAGCACGTTCAAGCACTTACAAAAGAAGACGGCGACGGTCGTAGGCTCTTGTGGGTCCAAGCTGAGTCTGCCACGAATGGTTCAGACGATAAATTCCAACTCATCACTGAGGTTCAGTTCCTGTTAAACCCAAGCGAGACCAAGATCACAGAAACTGAGATGCTTGACAAAGACGTAGACCGTGATATTAAATACCTAGTCTGGATCGCTAACGATCAACGGATTGTAAGGCTCGAACCGATGGGATACGCGCACGACGAATTCACCTACGACGTCGGACAATTTGCTAATGACCAAACAAAGTTCATAAATGAAGGTTTGGTAGAGGTGTTAGGACCTTTACAAGATACAATCACATGGTTCATCAACGCTAGAATCACCTCGGTTCGGAAAGTCATTAGCAACTTCTTACTAGTCGACCCAGATGCCATCGAAATCAAGGACCTAAACGAGCGTTCTCCGGTCATTCGACTGAAGAAAAAATACGCAGGCTCCGGGTTGGACAACTATGTCAAACAACTCAAGGTCGAAGATGTCACCAAGAGTCACCTAGACGACGTAGCCATCCTTACCGGTTATGCCCGTGACGCTACAGGCATCTCGGAAAACCTCATGGGTCAGTTTTCGTCAGGTCGACGCTCAGCTACCGAAGCAAGAAACGTCTCCAGCAACGCAGCTGGAAGGCAGCTTCTCGTGGTCAACGGGTTGTGGGACACGATTTTCCAACCGCTTGGGCGTAAAATGAGCTCAAACCATCAGCAAGGGCTCGACGAAGAACAGCTTATCAAGGTTGCAGGCCTGAGTAACGTAATGGCGAACCAACAAGGAGCCATACAAATGCTTAATATCACCAAAGACCAACTCATAGGTAACTACGACTTCATTATGTTTGAAGGTAGCCTCCCGTCACAACGCCACGCGAACGCTGGCACCTTACAAGAACTTCTCATAGCCATGATGAGTAACCCAATGGCGATTCCTCTTCTCGGGCTCGACCCGAAACTCCTAACCCTCGAAGCGTTAACCCTACGCGATATTAGAAATGTGGACAGATTCAACCTCACCCCAGAAAGACTTGGCGAACTTACTGGAATGGCGGGACAGCCCCCAAACCCAGCAGACCCTAACGGAGCTCCGCCAGTTGGCTGAGAGTCTTGACATGCGAATTGGCAAAATACCCACAAGTCTCCTCGATGTGGTAGCAAGAGAACAATTTATCGGAGAAGTCCGAGGAACACTAGGTTTAGAGCGTATGCTGGATGCTCGGATCAGTGACTTACAAACAAAAATCAGCGATTCCGAACAACCCATAAATCATGACATCGACATATAACGTATTACGTAACGAAATGACAGACAGTTCTGATGGTGGTGGTGGTGGTGACACGAGTGCACCAGCCGCGCCTTCAAAACCGCCTAGCAATCCGTTTTCCTCCAACCCTCCAGAAGCTCCGGCTTCACAAATAGCACCTACTGAGCCCAAAGTTGAGCCCAAAGTTGAGCCGGTTACCCCACCAGCCGAACCTCAGACCCCCACCCCTACCGACCCAAAATCACCAGAAGCCCCTTTACTCACAGCCGACGCACTAGCCGAAGCCCTCAAGAAAAGTGGAGCGTTCGGTAACCAACCCCCACCACAAGCTCCGCAGCAGCCACAAATGTCGGCTGAAGAGTTCAACAAAAAGTTCAACGTCTTTCAGGTTACGCCCGAAGTCTACAAAAGTATTCTTGGTGTCGATGCAGAACCTGAACAAGTGCAAGCCCTCAACAGCACCCTGCAAGGGATCTCCAAGCAAGCTGTGACGGTTGCACGCCACGTAATGCAACAGCAAATGGAGCAGGTGCAGAAGCAATACGCACCAATGGTGCAGGCTTTCCGAGATCAAACCGCCAAAGCCGCGGACGCTGAGTTCGTAAACTCAAACCCCGATCTCAAAGACTATCTTCCAGTAGTTCGTGAAGTCACCGCTTCGGCCAAAAGCCGCGGCATGACGTTCAACACACTCGCAGAAGCAAACAAATTTGTCGCAGATAAAACAAGGGAACTGATGAAACTTGGGCCTCAGCGTCCAGTAGCAGCAGCTCCACAAGCCTCAGCACCGGCTAAGGCAGTTCAGACTCCAATGACCCCCGTTTCGATGGGAGGGCGCAGTGGCCAAGGTGGAACGGCGACACCATCCAAGTCCCTACCTGAACGTTTATTCGGTTAATCAATAAGCAAGTTAAAACATTATGGCTATTCTAGGTCTCATGACAGCCGAATCGTTCGCAGACGAACGGTTCAAAAACATCCGTCGTTCGGTATTTTATTTCTACCCGAACGGCGCCGCTCCACTAATGGGTCTTCTTTCGATGATGAAGGAAGAGGTTACGAACGATCCTGAGTTCAAATGGTATGAAAAGCGTATGCAGCTCCAGCGGACTACCACCGCGGCTATCGCTTCTACCATTGTGATCTACAAGACCGTTTCGCTTCCTTCGACGTTCACGGTTGCCGATGCTAACCTCGCGTTAGCCATCAACACCCAATACGGCATCAAGGTTGTCTCCAATGCTGAGTTCCGAGTTGATCATCTGATCAAATTCAACATAACTCTGGCGGGTGGAGACACCCAAGAGGTCATCGGTCGTGTTACCGGCATCTCCAGCACCGACAAGATTGCCTTCATGGTGATTCGTGCCGCTGCTACCATTGACTATGACGCAGCTGCTAGCGTGGGTGAAGAAGTCTTCATCGTCGGTAACGCCGCTGCTGAAGGTCAAGTCGGAGGCGAACTCGGTTCTTACGAGCTCCCGGTTGAAATCAGCAACTACGCTGGTATCTCCCGCACGGCGTTCCGTATCTCCGGCACCGCCCTCAAGACGTCCGCGAAGTATGACGAAACCGGTCCCTACGCGGATCAGGCCAAGGACTACTCCGTGAAGCACATGATCGAACAGGAAAAAGTCAAGATCTTCGGTGAGAAGCATCTCGATACTTCCACCACGGAAATCTTCCGCTACTCCGGTGGTATCCTCTGGTATCTTCGCCAATGGGAAGCGGCCAACTCGATCTATCGTGGTGGAACCGGTGCAGCAGCAATCACTGCCGACACCAACGATGACAAGCGAATCGTCACCCCCACCGGTGGCTACCTCACGCCAAAGCTCTACAACAAGTATCTCGAGCGTGTGTTCCGTGTCACCAACAACAAGACGAACGAGAAACTCGCCATCTGTGGCTCCGGTTTCTTGAACGTCGTGAACGAAATGTACGAAGGTCGCACCACGCTGAACAGCAACCTGCCATCCACGGATACCTACGGTATGAACGTGACTGCGCACGAAACTCCATTCGGCACGATCTACTACAAGACCCATCCGTTGTTCACGCAGAACCCAGTCCTGCGCAACAACTGTTTGATCATCGACGTGCACAACTTGAAGAACCGCCCCGTCAAGGGTCGCGACACCGAGTTGCTCACCGAACGTCAAATCCCCAATGCCGACTACCGTGAAGACGAGTGGTTCACCGAAAGCGGACTGGAATTCCAGTTCCCTGAAAGTGCCATGTATCTTCAAGGCGTAGTCGACCATCGTTAATCATGGCCGCAATCACCTCCGCTAACGTGACTATCCACGACTCTTACGAAATTGGCTCGCGCCAAGGTAAGTTTCGTGCGAAACGTCTCCAAGCGACGGTGGCTTTGACCGCTCAAGGTGCTGCCGCAGGAGACATTCCTGCGTCGGCCTTTGGGCTCAGTCAGATCACCAACGCTTACGCGATGGGTTCTCTTATCTCCTCCGTCCGCAAAGGTGCCACTATTGGCATCTCAGCTCTCGGTGTTGATGACAACTACATCTACCCAGTCAGTCTAATTCAAGGAACCGATGCTAACCGTGCAGACGCCGCTAACCTGACTGGCGACCTCTTCGTCTGTATTGAAGGCATCCCAGCATCATAATACTATGGATAAAATACCAAACCTCCGCACGATGAAGATCACGACTTCATCCGGTAAGCCTGTCAGCCAAACTCAAAAACTGAAAGGCGAAGCCTCCAACTCCCTCAGTGGTAAAAATGATACCACCGAGTATTCCACCTCTGGTGGCGCGAAAATGGGTAAGCTCGGCGGATTGCCGAGCCACACCTAATCGGTAACAACTAACAATCCCGGTTGGTGTCAGTTATTGGCATCAACCGGGCTTTTCCGGTAATGACTATTACACAATTTCGAAAAAGAGTAGCCGGTTACATGCATCGGGATCAAGCTGATTTCGTGGTGGACGGTGAAGACAATCTTCTGCACGCTATTAACGACACTCGTTCGTTGGCGCAGCAGGCTTACAATTTTGGTATGCTTTTACGGCGTGCCTACGCAGTAGTCGACGCTGATGGCATCAACTGGAGAACCGATTGCACAGATGTTCCTGGCGGCACGTCGATCAAGCTCAAGCTCATCGAGTCGACTTGGTTGCATGACGCCTCTAGCCCGTTTAAAGAAACCTACCGCATCGACATGCCGGGTCGTAGTGCTGTTAGGTTTAACACGCCCGAACGCTCCGACGCAGATGTTTATTCAGCCGGGGAGTCTTATTCGAACCAACAAGTCTACGCGTATATTGTTGGGCAGACCCTACGTGTGAATAATCAGTCCAGCATGAGCATGTGTGTGTGGGGGACTGAGATCCTTCCAGACCTCACACCCAGCGACACCGAAGACTACTTCGTTACGAATTACTCAAACTGGTTGCTACTTGCGACTATTCAAAATCTAAACTTCTACCTTAAAGAAGACCAACGCGTTGCTATAAGTGACGGTGCTGTCCAACGGCACTGGAACTCAATGACCGAAGACGATGGTCAAGCAGCAGCTTCTGGCGACGTTCTTACCCTCGACTAATGCCTTCTACCACACAACCAATACCAGTCTTTCCAGAAGGTGGCATTAACCGTGCCACCGCACGCCATCGTGTGCCTTTGGGTGAGTGGTGGGACGTGCAAAACATGCGGTTCCATCGTGGGCGTATGGAGCAGACTCGCCAGATCGGGGTCGCCGCCGGGTTAACCACGCTGAACTCAGTCGTTCCTAATACACCTATCAGGCTCATGATGCCTACACGAACGGTATCGAACGCTGTGAGGTATCTTATCTTGGATCAACAGACCGCGAGATATGCTAACCCAGACGGGTGGGCTCAGACGGCCATCCCTTGTGTATTACAGACTAAGATCCCAGACAACGAGACCATAAACGGTGAGTGCTTGCTTTATGGTCACAATGTTACGGACTTCTCAACCGCCGGTGATAAGATCACGGTTGAGATTCAAACCACCACAACCTTCCGCTGGAGACGCAATGCGGGAACGTGGACCAGCTCGATAACGGTGGGGCCTGAGGTTGCACTAGGCGTCAATGGCCTCAAGGTCTCGTTTCAAGACGATGCGGGGTTTGTTGCTGGTAATCTGTGGGAATGGACCCGCCAAGTAGCCACCCCATACACCGGAGCTGATTCAAGCACTTTCAATTTTCCTTTCGATACTACTTTGTATGATAAGGATGTCTATCTCGGAGGAGTCGAGCGAAACGTAATGCGTGTTAGAGATAACTTCATCACAAGTGTCGGTTATGTTAGGGCATACGGCAAATATGTGAGACTCTTTAACAACCACCTCGTGGTGGGCCACTATAGTAGGGGTGCTTTTAGTGGCGTCACAGGCGTCGTGGACTCCTCCGAGTCTTCTACTCCGTATACCGTAGGCTGGTCACACCTGGGTAACCCAGATCAGTTCTTTTCGACCGACATAAACGAAGCTGACGAGTATCAGATTCCACAGAACGAACAGCATGAAGATAACAATCTCGGGATCACGGGAATGGAGATTTGGGCTGGTCGGTTGTTTGTGTTTACTTCTGACGCTGTGACCCTGATGAGCTACGTCGGCCTCCCTACGGTGATGCAGTTTGAGCACTCCGGACCAGCCATCGGGAGTATCTTCCAAGCCGGTGTGATTAAGACATCACTTGGTATCTACTTCATCGCGAGAGACAACGTGTATTTGTTCAACGGTAGTATGCCACAACCCATAGGGACTAAGGTCAAAGACCGGTTCTATGCTGCGCTGCCTCGCAAAACCGACTCGTATTATCAAAGAACCTACGCGTTTTACAACCCGGACACAAAAGAAGTCGGGTGGGTTTACTTTCAACAAATAGACACCGGGGTGTATCAGCCTACTGCTATGATACTTAACGAAGAGACCGGTGAGTGGTATTTTAGAAACCTCCCTGTCGACACCGGGTCGGATGGCTTGCCTTTGTGTGCAGCTCCGGCTTACGACGACAACGACAGCATGATCTGGGGTCGCACGGCTGAGGTGCTTCAGGACATCACACCAGGTGTTAATACTGGTGCTGTAAAAGACCTAGCACTTGCCGATTCGGAAAAGTTTACAGCTCCGCAACTTACAACCGGCTTGATCGCATTTGATGATCCGTTCTATCGCAAAGAGATCAACACCTTGTTTTTGGACGGGTATGGTCAGATTGCAGGCGGTGGCGACATAGCTGTTAAGGTTGAATATGCGGTGCAGAACTTCGCAGAAAACGGAGACGTAACCTGGGTTGCTCTGGCTCGCAAATGGACTAACGCGGTAAAAGAAGGTCGCTTGACCGAACTCATCAAAGCTTTTGGGTATCTGAGTCTGAGGTTTACTTTTGAAAACGAGGCTGATACTACTACCGCTGTGTATGACTGCAAACTAAATATCTGGCAACCCTTTATCTATCGCGGAAGCGACGTAGAAAAATGATCGCACAAAGTTACGCAAATTCTTTAGAAGGTCTGAGAAACGACCACAACACCCTCGTTCGAGAGCTTGAGCGCCGGTGGAATGTGGTGTCGAATGGGACTGTTGGTAAAGGAGCTAATCGGTTAACCGTAGGCACTCTGGGGCTGGCTCTTGGGTCTGTCACAGCTCCGATACTCGCCGACTTTGCAGTAACGACTCAGAAGGTGCTTGATGGTGCGATTAGCGAGTTGAAGGTTGCAGACTTGGCGGTAACCGAAGCAAAGGTGGCAGCGAATGCTATCACTGCTGTGAAAGTTTCCAACGGCGCTATTGAGACTGATAAGCTCGCTGCGAATGCGGTGACAGCTGCGAAGATCACGGCCGGCACGATAACAGCAACGCAGATTGCTAGTGAGACGATTCTTGCAGATAACCTAGCAGCGAATTCGGTGGTGGCTGGTAAGATCGCAGCTCTTGCTGTGACTACTGGGAAGCTTGCAGCTCTTGCTGTAACGGCTGCTAAGATTGCAGCGAATACTATTACAGCTAATGAGATTGCTGCGAATACTATTACGGTTGACCAGATGGCAGCGAACTCAGTCACCGCGACAGAGATCAACGTCAGCACGTTGTCTTCTATGGCAGCAGACATGGGAACGGTCACAGCAGGCACTCTTACGTTACCTAGTGGTGGTCATGTGAAGTCAGGTCAAACTGCGTATGACTCAGGAACTGGTTTCTGGCTGGGTAACGATAGCGGGACTCCAAAGTTCAGTATTGGTAACTCGGGTGGGGACAAACTTATCTGGAGCGGCTCTGCGCTAACGATTACAGGGGCTATTAGTGGTGGTAGCATTGATGTAGGCAGCGGAGATACTAAGTTCAAGGCAGTTACGGGATGTGTCACAATCGGTGATGATACTGCTCGGCATTTCAAGTTTGACTCTGTTTCATCACAACCTAGGTTTGACCTAATTGCTAATGATGGCACGAGTCCGCTGGTTTATATAGGTGAGCAAGCCACGAAAGGTGTAGTTGTAGTCGCTAGCACAGCAGCTACCGTAGAAGCTGTTATCTTTCCTACTTACTTTGAAATCCATGAGACTCCGGGGACTGTAAGCTCAAGGCTTTCAATAGACACGTTGAGACTTCACGACACCAACCTTTACCGTGACTCCGCTAACGTCTTAAAAACTGACGACGCTTTTGTTTCTGCCGCTTCTGTAACCGTAGACAACGGAGCTGACGAATCGGTGATTATATCGACCGGTAGTGGATATGCTGTAATCGAGGTTGGTGGTGATAGCGGTGCCTATATGGACCTCAAAGCACCTGCGAGTGACGATTATGATCTCAGACTTATAGCCGATGGTAATTGCAGTATCCAAACAGCCAACAACCAAGACTTGCGACTCACCCCACACGGCACAGGTTATGTGCGATTCGGCACCTACGTTGGCGGCCTCGTAACTGTTGGTGGTAAAGTCGCCTTCCGTGACGCTGGTGGAACCCTTAGATACTTACTTTGCGAATGAAATCTCTACGTCTATCAAAAGCCTCCCATGTTGTCAAGCTGTGGCCGTTCTTCGAAACCGCACTTAACACACTTAACGCGAAGCAAAAACGAAACAAGTTCGACCTCACCATCGTGCGAAAGCAGATGCTTTGGCAGGTCACCGACCCCACCGTCTGGTTCTCGGTATCCTTTGACGACGACCGCGAACCTGTAGCTTTTGCATTAGCTCAAGAATCTACTGCACCATTTTCAACAGAACGCACCTACATAGGGCGTTGGTTTTACCACACCCCCTCGCACTTCCAAGCCCTTGTGAGGTTACAACATGAGTTCGAAGCGTGGGCCAAAGAGGAGAACATCAGTAAATACGCAGTTACTACTGACAGCTCCTCCGGGTCCGCAATTCGATGCTTCCAATCTAAGAAGTATGGCTTCCGCCGTAGCTTCATAACCCTTGAAAAAGAAATCTAATGGACCAATATTACACAGAGTATAACAAGGTCAAGACAGCAGGCGATAGCCGAACGTTTGACCAATGGCTCACGGATCACGTGCAGCAGACAAACAACTACGACCCGGCGGCGCAGGAGTATCTCGCCGGTAAAGGCATCGACGTCAACAGCGGCACGCATCGCGATAACGCCACCCAACAAGGTATCGACAATGCTTCCGCCGCTGGTGCTGCTCGCGCTGCAGCTGGTGGTAACACCGATCAGGTGCAAGTCGGAAACCAAACAGGCGTTCATGCCAGTTCAGGCACTACCACGCAAGAAGGCACTACGGCTGATTTGGTGAAGACGACAGGTTCAGGCACAAGCAACAACGTCGGCACCTCGAATCAGACGACATCAGGCACCTCAACAGACACGAACAATTCACAAACAGTCACTGACATCAACACGCAAGCTGCGACTACCAACACAGTAGACGACACGCTTGGTATGGGTGCTCTTCTTTCCGACCAAGGTGGAATGTTAGCAGCGAGTGATGCGGAACGAAATGCGTTCTTAACAGACGTGATGCAGACCGGAGGCTCACAGTTTAACGACCAGTTACAAGCTGGAATTAACAATAGCTTGAGCGGTCCTGGAATGGTTGGTGTTGGTAATGGTGCTCGTGGTCGTGTGGCTGGTTCTGCCGCCGCCGACATTGGGAGGAATAACTTGAGCCAGAGACTCGAAGCGGCTCAAGGCCTGACAGGTATTACTGGCATCGGCACCGCGGCTGGTGCTGCAAGTCCGTATCTAGGCACTAACAGTTTGGTGAATAATACGGGTCAGACGACAGCAAACACCACCGGCACAAGCACGAATAACTTCACCCAAGGCACTCAAGGATCGACCACAAACGTAGGTAACACCACAAATCAAGGCACCCAATCTTCGACTGGTGTGTCTTCGCTTGTAGGAACTGAAGCTATGAACGGTGTCGCAAGTGGGACTTCTTCGCAGGTCGCAACCGGTAACGTGCCTGAATCCCAAAGCGGAGGTGGTGGATGTTATGTTTGCACCGCTTATCACGCACACAAACTCATGGGACCTCGGGTCATCCGGCTCGGGGCGCAGTATAAACTTGGAAACTTGAAACGCTATGGACTCTCCCTGCACGGATATTCAATTATCGGACCCGCGATTGCGAAACTGGTCTTTAATAACTCGCTTGTGCGTAAGATACTCGCTAAACCCGTTCGAGCTATTATGTATGAAGAATGCAGACTCGCAACAGGAGTTCGACTTCGTAAAAAGCTTTCAGCCACGATTTGGCATGGGGCTTTTCATCACGTCTCGCAGTTCGTCGGTAAGCTTGCGACGGTATTTGGAGTTCGAGAGTTCAAGACCAGAGACAATTATTTCACACAATACGGTAAAGAAACTGGACTTTGGTTCCCAGTAAACAAGGAGGCATTACAATGAGTTGGAAATCTGAAGATTGGATGAAACTTGGCGGCGGCGTAGGGCTTGGTTTGCTGGGCCTGATAAGTGCTGGTGTCATTCCTGCTGGTTTGGGGCTTGGTGCTGCACCCGTTGTTGCTGGTGGAGCCGGAGCAACTGCAGGTGCAGGTGCTGGCACAGCAGGTGCTGTTGGAGCTGGTGGTGGTGCGCTTGGTGCACTCGATGCTGGCGCAATGGCATCTGGTATCGGGAGCGCAGCCGCTCCTGCTGCTACCGCTGGAGCAGGTGCAGGCACAGCCGCTGCAGAAACCGCCGCTGGGTTAGGACTTGGCGAGCTTGTTAAAAACGCGGCAGTTACTACAGCAGTCGGCACAGGCGGTGCAGCTGCAATGCCAAAGTCAGAACAAACCACACCCGGCCAATGGCAGCTAGGTGATATGTCTGAACTCGAAGCAATGATGGCACAAATGAAGCAACGGAGAGGGCAAATGTAATGGCACTCCCAGTAGCACAACTCGGCCACATGGCGAGTATAAACCTACCCACGAGTATTCCTAACCGTGAACGGCCCAGTATTTGGGAACAAGCTGCGGCTAGTATGCTGACCCAGATGGCCACACAAGGGGCTGGAAACTTGTTGGCTCGTGACTTCACCGACGTAGCTCAGGAGATTGATCCTGAAGCTGTGTTGGGAGAGAGGCCTGGCTTTCTTGGTCGGGCGATCAACGGACCAAACATGGACCGTGGCGACTTCCGTGACTTCAAACAGGCACAGCATAACCAAGCTCAGTTTGAGAAGAACTTCGGTATCGCCGACAGAAACGCTACAGTCAACGAAGATCTTGCACAAGCTGCGGCGACTCAAACCGAAGTAGACAACTCGTTTCGAGCTTTGACTTTGGGTCAGCGAGAGCAGATGAATCAGCACAGTATCTTTATTGATAACGAGAGCTTAGGTTTGAATAAGCAACGAGTTGGTTTTGAAGGTGACAGAGTTGAGCAAGAAGCTGCCAAGTTCAAATGGGCACAAGCTCAGCAAGACATCGAGAACCAGATTAACGCGTTCAATCAAGGGTTGGACGCTCGTGCTGATGCTCGTGCTGATATGTTGGTAAATTCACAGGTGCCGGGTATCGACGCTTCGACTCATCAGACCAATGTCGTCACCGGCAAGATAGAGGCCGAGCGTGCTGCTGCGTTGGCACAAGCTAAGAGATTTGCTGACATGGGTCTAACAGTCGAAGGCGAAGATGTCGAAGGTGGTGGGTTTTTGAACACTCTCGGAAGGCATCTTCTTGAAAACAACCCTGGAACGCTTATGGGTCAAGGTGCTGGGCATTTCGTCAATCTAATAGACCCATTCCTTGGCAACACACCAGCAGCGGCTATTGAAGAGGCGAAAGGGTTTGAGACTAGCTCTGATTTGTTAGAACAGATCGAAGCCACGCAAGGAAGCGTGTCTCCTGGAGCTCCTACCGCAAACGTAGTCATCGAGCCCGAGCCTCAGTTCCGTGAGTCTTTCCTCCGCCAGTTGGCAAAAACTCCACAACACCCGTCCGGGTTAGTCAACGCACCTTTCAATCCGTTTGCACAGATTAGTAAACTCGGTGGCCAAGGTGTGGAAATGGACGCGCCAGCACAAGCACCTCTGCCGGGCATGGAAGATCCGTATGGTGGTGCTATGCAACATATCATTATGCAGATGAATGAGCCGTCGATTGACCCAAGAACACGCATGCAGTTAGAACATCAACTCGCAATCCTACAAAGCCTCAGCGCCCAATGAACCCACAAAACCCAAAACGCTACTTCGAGGTCCAACAAGAGTTCGAAGACTGGAAGATCAAATACCCTCAAGGGGCTGAGGTAGTAACGCTCGAAGACTTCGCAAAGGGTATGGACCATCGGGAGTTTTCCTCCCAACGTGCCGCTGCGTATAACCCGGACTGGCTAAAAAACGCTTCGGGGTCGGCGGATCAGTTGGGCACACCTGCAAGTGACAAGACCTCACAATTCGGCGGCTTCGTTGGGCGTGGGTTGGACAAAGTGTTTGACCTTGACGGCGTAGGAGAACAAGTGCTAAGTGAAATTGGGCGTGACCTCCCACGGGACTTGATAGAGACGGGCATAATGGCGTTGGTTCCAGGTGGTCAACTCAAAGGTGCTGCGACTACAGCCAAATACGGCAAACGTCTGGCCCAGCTCGGAGCCGGTTTGAGCGCAGGCACACGAGTCTACACCGACACAGACAATATCGGAGCGGGTGCTGCTATTGGTGCAACCTTACCACTAGCCGACGAGCTCATGCCGTTGATCTCTCGAGCAGCGGTAGAATTTGTAAACCCCGCGATCAAACGCACGAAAAACCTCGTCGAATCTGGTGCTGGTGCCGGGCGTATCGCCTCGTCTGCTGCTGAGGTAGCCGGTAGCAGTCAACTGAGAACCACCCTCGCAGGTGCTACCGCAGAAGCGGCCACCGCTGTTGGTGTGAACGAGCTAGGTCGCCAAGGTATGATGTCTGCAATGGGCATCGGACTAGACGATCCAAACCGTAACCCATTAACCGTCGAGAACATCTTAGCCCAAGGTGTTGGTGGTGCGATGCAGTTCTCTCCACAACTAGCTCGTGGACTCATCACCAACCGTCGCTTCAACGTAGACGCAAATAACATACTCAAAGACTACGCCATCTCACGTGCTAAAGGAAGCCAGAATCCGGTGGCTGATATGATTCGTGGCACCTCGTGGGAGCCAGAGTTTCTATCCCACGCGTTAACGAAATCAAAAGCTCTCCAAGGTGAAGCTCGCGAACAATACCTCAGCTACATTTTTGACGCTTTAGAGACAGGCCGAGAAGCCACCGCTGCGAGTGGTGAAGCAAACGAAACCCTTAACGAGTATAAGTTGACACCCCCTGAAACCACTCAAGATGCCGTTGATCGGCTGGTAACCCTGCAACGTCTTCGCAAAGACGTGATTAGTGAGTTTGACGCCCGTAACGAAGCGGCTAACAGACAATTCGGTGACGACACACCGCTCGACCGCAAAGGACGTGATCTGCGCAAAGAGGTTCCAGGTAGAACTACTTCCAGCGCAAACGTCAAAGACTTGTGGGAGAAAGGGTTTCTACCAGAGATTGACGAGCGTTGGGTGGCTAAACAGCTTGGCGAAGATTATGGAAAGTTGACGTCAGATTCTGACGCGAACGCTTGGGATGTTGTGATTCAGAAGGTCACGAATCAGCTTACTATGTTGCTCGAGACTGCTGAGTCGAATCGGCGCGAGAATACGTTTGTGCGTGAGTTCGGGTCTGAACAACGGGTAAAAGAGAAGGAGAGTTTTCGTAAGATGGTTCAGGCATTGGATGCGTTGGATGAACAGGAGGCTTTGAGCGGTCCTATTATGTTTGATGGTGACCCTGAAAACCCAGTAAGACTTCAAGATGCATTGCTTGCTGAGTGGGTTGGCTTCTTGCGCAAACCCGAAGACGTTGATAGTCGGATTAAGTCCGTCCCGTTTGTGGATGATATTTCTGAAATTGTGTTGAGGTTGAAGGGCAAGCCCGGAGTTGACTATTTGAACGACCGTATTGGGTTGACCAAACAGGTGTCCGAAAGCAAAGGGATGTATGATCCGAACGATGTCGAAGGCCGAACTGCTGCGACCATTGCAGACTTAGACGGAAAAGCTCCCAAGACCGAGATCCGTCCGGTGCGAGAGATTCAACGCAGCTTACGGGATTATCTCGGCAGCGGCCCTGGGTCAGCAAAGGCACGAGCTACCAAAGGGTTCCAACGTGATTTGACTAACTCTAAAGGGTTGGTGAAGACGGAAACTGATTTGACTGCCGAAGGTGCGACTCCTTTTCTGGACAGGTTTAGCGATACTGATACTGATGCCGGGTTGGATGTGCAAGTCATGCGTGAGTTTGGGTTGCTTGAAGACGGCGATGCGACACCGATTACAAGTGCTGCTGATGTTCCGGTAGAGGCCAACAATCGGTATGTAGAAATGGTTGGTCGGCTACGAGATTGGTTGGACGTGCAGACAGAAGACACCTTGTGGGTGAACTTTGCTGACTTTTTTGGACCAAAGAGTCGGAACGCTAAAAAGCCGTTACTTAAGAAGGCTATTGATGCTTTACTTGAGGCTGGACCTACGTTCTCGAAGTCTGAGATTAAACAAAGCCAACGCATTGTGGGTCCGAAAGGCCGGGCGTTTATCCAGGCGGTTAGACAGAAGTCCCAAGTGTCTACTGAGTTTGCTGATTTGGCTCGGGCCGTGCAGTTGTTCTTTCGTAATTCTTCAGACCGGAGTGACGGGCGTCTTGATGTTATGAAGTTGCTTGTGGAGGCGAGTGGGGCTAAGACTGAAGTAATGGAGAACAGGCTTCTTGGTAGTGGTGAAGGTGACTACAAGACTGTTAAAGTCGAAGGTGGTGCTGAGGTTCCAGCGTTCGACGCGTATAAAGTGTTTGACCGGTTCTTCAAACGTCAAGGTTACGACGAAGGACTTGCAAGACATTTTAGCACGTTGGCGGTGAATGTGGCTTTGCAGTCTCAGGACTTCCAAGTTATGATCACGCGTGATAAGACGGCTGGTCGATATTATACACCTGACCAGTTACTCGCGAAGATGACTCCGGTGTTTAATGATGTCAAACGGCATGGGATGATTCTGTCGAGTGGGGATATGTCCCCTATCATTGCGCTGTCACTAGAGCATGTGGCTGGAACAGACCCACAGAGCTTGGTGTCCCATTACGCGTTGGCGACGCTGGCTCATGAGTATACCCATATGTTGCAGCTCGAAAGCAGTTTGACTCGGAAGCCCGGTCAACGAGGGTTTGCGGATGATCGTGTCAAAGCCTGGGAACAGATGAAGGCGTTCGAAGACACGTCGAATGAGCATCAAAAACGTATGATGTTACAGACGGTTGCTGAGGCTACTATCCCACATCAGATTTTGTTCGATGCTGAGGGTAAGCTTCACGACAAGGTCGCTCGGAATTTGCATTACGGGGCTACGAAGCCTAACGAGTTTGCGACTGTGTTTTCTCAGTTCACAGCTTTGGGCTTTATCACCGGAACGAAGAAGGTCAAGCCAAGCGAGATGTTTAAGTGGATGCCTGAGGAAGTCAGTATGTATGCGAAAGGTATCTACCGAGACTTGCATGATAATGCGTCAGCTCTGGCACAGGCTATTCGTGACCCGGATTTCGGACCTCAGATTATGTCGAAGGTCAAAGACCCTCTCATACGTCAGCAACTAGCTGCCCGACTCGAAGACTTGGTTAGTGCTTCAAGGGATGCGTTTGTTGGGTATGACCCGCGAGCCACAGCTAAGCAGGCTGAAGCTATTGTAAATGCTATGGATAGCGGTGCTGCTGGTGGGTTTACAGAGCCGGTCACTTTGTCATTGGGTAAGGAGGAAGTCTCTGCGTCGGGTGAGGCTGCTATTAGAGAAGTTCAAACCATGTTGGGGTTTGACGTTGGTGGTGACCCGTCGAAGACCAGCACAAGACCGTTTGGTAAAACAGGCCAAATAAAGGTGCCGTGGTTTTACAAACGATTCGTGCCGTTTTTCCAGGTTATGAACCGTATGCGCAGGCAGGGACTTGAGCTCGCTGACGATGCTACGAACGCGTTAATGGGTTTGCAACCGGGAGCCGCCCGTGTAAGCACTGATTTGTTGAGCCCTATGTTGGTCAAAAATGCAACAGGGCACAACGTGTTTGACCCGAAGAGTGTGTTTCTGAAAGAGTTACAGAACAAAGGAGCTACTCCGTTTCGTGCGGCTTTGGACGCAACCTTAAAATGGCAGCAGAAGGTAGGGCAACATGCGTTGAAGAGTGCGAAGGATGGGACTACGTTGACGCCTGCGGCCTCGAACGCACTAAAGGCGAAGTATGACAGGTTAAATCCTACGCAGAGGCAGGCTTTGATGGATGGTGTGCAGATGGTTGAACAAGTCTACCAGAATGCTGCGAAAGCTGTTGTGACTGGGTTCAGATCAAAGTCTTCGTATCGAATTGCTAAGATGTTGCAGTTTCACCACCCAGAGATCGCATGGAAACAAACCAACGATCTAGCTAACAAGATTGTGGATGAGGCTTATGTGACCAACGCCATGCCGACTCGGGCAGGGTTGGAAGGTATGAAGCCCGAGCTGTCCGCGATGGTTGAGCAGTATCTGTTTGGTGAGATCAACGCGATTAAGAAAATCCACGAGCTTGAGGGCAATTTTGCAGGTCGCACATGGTTTGCTTCTGAGCGTCGACCTGGGTCTCATGTGGTCAAGGGGTCTAAAGATGGCGTAGTGCACACGGATGGTGCGCAGAATGCCCGCCACGCCAAGAAACTTGAGCAAGAGATGAGAGACAAAGGGTTTACCGATGTCAGCTCATGGAGCAAAAACGACGAGCGAGGGTTACGTAGATATGACGCGCCTGATCGGATTCTTGATAAGTATATTGAAATCGAAGAAGGCGCGTTTGGTAGGTATTTGGAGTCCAATCCTGGGAACTTTGATGCTGATACTCTAAAGACACTGCGTGAGACGTTTGAACCTGGTGGTGGAGTGCGAGCCGAGATGGCCCAACGGGGGATCAACAGCTTCAAGGCTAAACGTAAACAGAAGCCAACCGCTTTTGGTGTGGACTACCTCGACACCATGCGTGATTATGTTACGTCGTTGTCTGGGTCGATTGCAAAACAAGAGACTCGGCAACAGATGGATTTGATTCTGAACGACTCCAGAGCGCGCAATCAACAAGACTTTAAGACGCTCGCTACTGAACAGTTACAGGCTGTGATGTCACCCACCGGGCATGAGTTTCAGAATCTGAAGTCTATGCTGTCGTCTTACTACCTAGCGCTTAACCCCTCTTCAATGGCGGTTGAGGGGACACAGAGTTTACAAACTCTCGTGCCTGTGCTGCTCGATCAGGGGTCTGGGATGCGCGAAAGCTACGGTCTGATTGGTAAGTCGATCAAAGATGTGGTGATGTTTAGTCGTAAGCTCGAACAAGGCAAGATCACGAAGCTCGAAAAGGTTGCTGATATGAAGCGCCGACGAGGTGATGAGTTGACGCGTGACGAAACCATGGCTTGGACTTATCGCAGAGCGTTGAATGAAGGCGTGCTTGACCACGGTGTGATTGAGGACTTTGTGTTCGGTCGTGACCAGGAGTTGCTGCTCGCTAGCAAGTTTGGTCATGGCGAATACGGAGGCACGAGTTATCCACAAATGGCTACTGATGGTGTGTATACTGCGAGTAAGTTTGCTATGCAGTTGTATTCGAAGGTTTCTAACTTTAATCAGAAAATCGCGTTCATGGCGGGGCTTCGTCAAGGCATGGACCGGGGATTGAAAGGCACCGAGCTGTATGACTTTGCTCAGAGAACCAAAAACTTAAGTATGTTTGGTGGAGGCAAGGCTAACCAACCTGGGTATATCGCTCGCTGGTCAAACGAGAACACACGTTCTACCTTCGGGGTGATTCACACGTTGCAACAGTATGGGTTTGGTATGCTGGGTATGTATGCCGAGCTTGCCTCAAAAGCGTTTAGTAAAGACACCCGATTGAGCCCGAAACAAAAGATACAAGCTAAGAAAGCGTTTGGCACTATGCTCGCCACCCAAACAGCCTTCGCAGGGGCTATGGGGTTGCCATTTGTTGGTGCGACCTTGACCATTATTGAGAAGCTGTTCGATGTCGAAGCAAGCCAAGCTGTTCGTGAAGGGTTGTATGGTATGCTTGGTGGTGATGAAGAAGACGAGACCGGGTTTAGAACCTTGTTGGCAGAAGCCGCCTTGAATGGTGCGGGTAATCAGTTCTTCGGTGTCGACTTATCGAGCCGCCTCGGTGCAAACAACGTGTTGGGCTTTTCGGAGTATCAAGGGTTTAACCTGAAAGACTTGTTAGGCCCGGCTCCTAGTGTGGTGGAGAATATGTTCAAGACTTTGAACTACGCATCCACAGGCAAACCCGGTAAAGCAGCTCATGCCTTCGTTCCTCAAGCGTTTAAGAATGGGATTGACCTAGCCATGACGCGGGTAAAATACGGAGACAACGCGTTTCGCGATAAGTCTGAGAACATGATCTACAACCCCACAAACCGTGAAGCATTTTTATATGCGACAGGGTTTAGACCCACAAACCTCAAGCAAGCCAAGCAAATGCAGAACGAGCTGAGGCAATCGGATGAGCGGTTTGGGCGTCGCAAGAGTCGCGACCGGGACCAGGTGGCTCGTCGGATGCTTGAAGGTGATCAGCAGGCTGTGCAAGCATGGGTCATGAGCCAGATGGAAGCTGACCCTACGATGGCAAACCAACGTGGGTATGAGAGCTTGGTGAACGACATTTCACAACGTGCGACTTCGATGATGCACGAACGTGATGCGTTGGCTCGCGGAGCTAGTGGGAATGAAGCGGCCCGCCTTGGTATTGTTGAATCGTATCCTTCCCGTGTAGCACAGCGAAGGGACGAAGTTGGTGAGTTGCAATTTCGTGATCGTCTAAACAGCATGATGGGGCTGGCCCCTTCGAGTATAGACGACTACTCACGTGCTAACATTTTGAACAACATGAGCCAGCAGGGTATGACCCGCGGTCAGTCGTTACAAGCGATGCGCCAGCTCGGGCTTTAGTTGACGTCAGTAATTGACACGAACTTAGAGCTTCCATTTGACGAAGTTTGGGTGGCGGAATGAGCCGGAGGCGAACTTGCGGCGTGCTTCGATTTCGAATGTGCGACCGAGGTATTTGCCAGGCTCGTTCCAGATGTCTTCGCGAAGTGCGTCGGAGAAGCCGCCACCGACTTTAACCATGATGCCTTCGGGTGTGCGTCCGTTGATACCTCCGAGCCGTCCGGAGTGTTTACCTTCGCCTTCGTATATGGAGATGAGTGTGAGGTCTTCGGTGACTATGAGCTTTTGACGGTAGAGTTTGTGGTTGAGATCCCATTTTGTGGACCGGAAGACGACACCTTCGTAGTCCATGTTTATGACGTAGGTTTCCCAGAGCTCGTGGAAGGCTGCGATGGGGTAGTTTTGGACGAGGGAGAAGTTGTGGGGGAGTTCTGGTTGGAGGGTGCGTAGCAGCGCGTGGCGGTCACGGTAGGTTGTGCTGTCTAACGCGATGCTGTTTATTGATGCGAGGTCGAAGGCTATGGCTGTGTCTTTACGGGAGGCGGTTTGAGCCCATTGTGTGCCGGTGAGGGTTTCGGCTATGATCTCACATTGGCGGGTATTGGTGGTGAGGTCTGAGCGAAACTCCCGATGCGTCTTTGAGAAGTATTTTATGGAAGGACCGTTGAGGATGATGTGTGACCACCAACCGTCGTATTTGAGTTGGACAACGTCGCAACCTGCGGCTAAGGCTTCGTCGTAGTTTGAGTCCTTGTATGATACTGCGTTCATGGTTTAGTCTTCTGACTCCTCTGGGAGCTTGATGAATAAGGGTTTGCCGTCGATGATTTGACGTGTGATCTTGTTGGCTTCTAGGAGGTGCTGGAAGGTTTCGGTTAGTTCTCCACCACGTGCGTCTCGGTAGACCATGGCTTTGAGTCTCTTTTCGTGGATGAATGGGAGGTCGTGTTCGACGCCGCCGACTTTGAATTTACGAGTCGGGCATGAGTCTATGATGTTCATGATTTTGGCAGCGACTGAGTTGAGTTCGTTACGCCCGATGCCGGCGAATACACGGGAGAGGTTGTTCTCGATGAGTTGTAGGAATTCAAGCCCTGTTTTCAGGTGCTCGGTGGTGAGAATCATGTCGGTGGATTCTGAGATCGAGAGCAAGGTGGCGACCTTGAGGAGCTGCATATGTTTGGTCTCGAAGTAGCCCGTGGTTGTGGGGTCGTTGGGCATCTTGAGCTTCATATACCAGTCTTCGAAGAATTTCTTTGCGGCTGGGTCCCAGGTTAGGGGGCCGCAGAGTTGTTGCACTTGGCGGGAGTAGGCTTTGAGGCGTATCCAAGCGTCGGCCATGGCGGGGGTTACGGTAGGGAACGCGATTCGACCAGCCTTGCCTGTTTCGTAAACGAAGATTGCGCGGCGGGAAAATCCACCGGATATTACGTCTTGTTTGAGGTATGTGGTGATCCAATCTGGAGTCGTGCACGCGAGGAGGGTGAGGTATGGCCCGGTGATAACGGTGTCGCCCTTGTTTTTGGTGCGGATGTCGTAGAAGTCTTGGTCGTAGATGGTGGTTAGGAAGTTAACCATGCCGAGGCCACCACCGCCTAGGAACTCAGAGAGTTCGGTGACCATGACGGTCATAGGGGAGAACATCTTTTGGTCCTCGTGTTCGGTTGGCATATTTGCTATGACTTGTTCGGTGTCTTTGACATCGAGGACTAGTTTTTCTTTGGTGACACACTCGGCTGAGAAGGGGATTTTGAGTTCCCTCATGAGGTTCTTGGCTGGAGTCATGGCGGAGGTTTTGCGGTTCCCAGCGGGACCTACGAGGACTACGTAGAGGTTAGGGAAGACCTTGAAGTGGCCCATGTCGATCCAGACCCTGCGAGAGACTATCGACGATAGTGCGACGAGGGCTGAGAACATATGGTAGGTTGGGTGAGCCTCCGTGCCTGAGACGTATTCCCTGTAGTTTGGTAAAAAACCTGTCATTTGAATGGGTTCGATTCTGGTGTGGTGAAGGTGAGGTTTGGTTCTTCACCGATTTGCAATTGCGTGATAGCGACTGAGAGTTGGTGCTCGAATTGTGATCCAAGGCCGTGGGTGTGTATGAGTTGGATAAGCGCGATCTGGGTTGCAGCTAGGGAGTTGAGGGTTACGTCGAGACCGAGGCCGGAGGTTTCTGACATAAGATAGACTTGGACCTTAAGGTTGTCTAACGCTTGTGCTAGGATGGCTGGGTCTGGGTCGTTTGGGTGGGAGGAAAATTTAGGCCCGCGAGGGTGTGCGAGCATTACGTTTCTTACCTGGTTTAATACCTGTTGCATTTGTTATAAGGGACAGTGAGGGTTGAAGGAATAAGTAGTTGAAGTCTTGACGCTGAGTGGCCGAGAGTTGAACCATGAGATTTCCGAATGTTGGGTTGGAAAGATTTTGAGAACCAGTCCACACGTGGGAGAGGTTGCCAAGACGGTATTCGAAGGACTTGACGTGCCCGTTGTATTCGAAGTTCCACTTGATGGATTTGAATAAGCGTTGAGTCTTTTTGATCCGTTTGATTTCTGCGTCTGAGGTGAAGCGGTTGTAACCTATGGAGACTTGGGCTCGGCAGAGAGCTAGGTGGGTCAGCAAGGCGTGGAGTATGCTACCGGGTTTTGGGTCGCCTAGGAGGAAGGTTCGGACTTTGACTTCGGAAGCATGTGGGAGGACGATACACATGTGTTCGAAGAAATCTGGTCCGTGCATTATTTCACGCATAGTCGGTGGTGGTGAAGTCGTCAAGGCGCACGAGTTTGATGGGGAGTTTACGTCGACGCGCTTCGGCGAGCTCTAGGGTGGTTCCTTTGGAGGCTTGCCAGTCACGGAAGTCGAGAATGTGGAGTTGGTTACAGGCGGTCATAAGACCGAGGGATATTTGGATCCACGCGTCGTTGGTGATGGGTTTGTTTGTGGGTTGAATGTCAATGAAATGCCCATGAGCAACTGGGGAGAAGGCTGGGTGGGAACGTTCGATCAGGTGTCTTGCGTATACGGCGTGGGTTTGTGCGCGGTAGGCTCTCATGTGGAAGTCTTTGTGCCAGTATGGTCCTGCTATGTATATCATGTTAGTAGTGGGTTGATGGTTGTTTTCCACGAGTCGCCCCAGCCACCGTCTGCGGGGATGGAGACATCAATACCGTGGATACGGAGATTGTTTTGAAACCAGTGGTGGAGTTTTTTGCAGCCCCATTCGCGGTTTGACTTGTGCCATTGACCCGCAAGCGCGTCGTGGATGGCGAGGAAAGGTTCGACATGGAGCCAACCGGTGGAGGATCGGTTTGTAGGATCATACCACATATTCACAAGGGCCATGTTGGTAACTCCGGTGGTGTTGGCTTGAGGTTCGAGTGAAGCTGCGGTGCGGAGAATCTGCGGGTCGACGTAGGCACGGGAACGCATCCCGAAGAACTTACGACGGAAGCCTATGGCTGTTTGTATACAACCGGTTTCTTTAAGCACGTCCGCAATCCATTCGGTCCTATACTGAGGGTTGTATCGGAGTTTATAAAGGTATTGGTAGATCCCGGCTTCCGCTTTGGTGAGATCAACGAGGCCATCGGACCGCTTAAATAGAATGGCTGATATGGTTTCGGCTTTTCCGTCATAATTAGTAGCGTGTTGGGTGGCTTTACAGGCGTCGTATTTCCACGAAGCTGAACGACCTTGGGAGTCGCGGCCTTCGGGAATGACTAGGGCTGAGGTTAATTTTTTAAGTTCTTGAATAGGGAGCTTGTTGATCACCATTGGGTCACGCTTGGCTTCGTATTCTGCCAGCATGAGCATGAGGACTTTGGCGGGTTTGATACCTGCTAGGTAGTCTTCTAGCATGGCGGGGTAGCCTAAGGCTGCGAGGTCGGCGGCAACGGTCCACCCGTCAGCACCTTCCAAATCGAGCTGCCAAAAGTCGTAGTCTTCGGTGTCTGGCACGAAACAGTCACGGAGTTCCTTGGTGACGTTTTGCAGGTTGGTGCCTGTGTTGACCCACTTGAGCACGTTTCCGTCTTTGCCTAGTAGGGGCACCATAGCCATAGATTCACGGGAGGCTAGGCGGGAAGTGCCTGTGTCACAGAGGTTTAAGGAGGTGCGGATACGACCGTCTGGGTCACAACGGAGCTTTTCGATGTCTGAGAGTCGAGTGCGTTTACGAACCGCTTGGATGACGGTGCGCAGGATAGGGTCTCGTGACTTCTCATAGTATCTCAGCATCGTGGAGTCGTCGGTTTTGGGCCCCCAACGGGCGGAGGGTTTGAAGCCTAGGTGGTTGTAGAGGAGCCACTGCTTTTGCTTGGTGGATTTTACGTTAAACGCCCAAGGGTCGGACTTGCGTTTACGTGTCAACACGTCGGCGGCATGGGCTGCGTCAAGGAGGACGCTGTCGATCTTAAGCTGGTAGTCGTCGAGTTCGGATTCAGCTGCGTCTTTGTGGGCTTTGAGTCTGTCTTGGTCAAGACGGCAACCGCGTATGTTCATGAACGAGATTGGAGGAGCGAGCTTCATGTTAAACCTGTAGTGGTCGGATGATTTTGGGTAAGCATCCATCATGGGGTCCATTGCTTCTTCGGCTTCGTAGGTGTAGGTGATGTCCTTAAAGTTATAACCTAGTTTGGTGCGGGTGTCACTTGTGGTGCGCTCGTCTTTGTAGTATGACTCTTTGGTCCAGATTGAAACAACGGTGCCGAGGCCTTTGGGTAGTTCAGGAAACAGCTCGTAGTGTTTCATCATGGAGTCTTCGGTGAAGTTCGCGATCACCATACGGTGACGCCACATACACACGAATTGTTCGTAGAATAGATTCTGTGCAGTTTTGGCGATATCACCATCCGCCATGATGGTGGCGAGGAGGGACCAGATTTGAACCTCCTCATCATGCTGCCAGTAGTTGTCTCCGTCGATCCAGAACGGGATCACGATACCTTGGTAGGGACTGATGGCTATACCAAACATGGTGATTCCTATGTCGTCTGGGTAGCCCTCGATGTCGACCGAGATTTTAGGTTTCTGATCCCGGATACGGGTGAGCCATTCGATGGTTTCTACGAAGGTGGGTTTGATGTATGAGTCGTCACGGGATTTATATGGGTAGTCCAGAGACTTGGATTCTGACACAGCTCGTGCGATGTCGAATTTGAAGAGCCCGATGTTTGTGTATACACGTTGGACATCTTCGGGAGAGTAACAGACAACACACTTGTGACGACCGTCGAAGCCGGGGATTATACTGCCTCGGAAGTTGTCGACCGGGATACGCCACCCGGAGGGGCTCGCTTTGGTGGGCCGGGTTCGGTAGCACAGGTCAGGGCGGGCGGCACGTAAGGCATGTTGACCTAGGAGCAACACACAATTTGGGGAGTAAGTGTCAATCTCTGACATCAACCAATCACGATACGTGGCGTTTGTGGCGTTGTCCCATGAGGAGAGGGACGAGGTTTGGGAGGCGTAGGTTAACAAGCATTGTTCGGTGGCTAGGCCCCGAGCTTGGAGTTCGATGGTGAGGAGCCGACCTCCCGACCCGACGAAGGGTTTGCGGTGAGCAAGTTCTTCTTTGCGGGGGTATTCACCGATGATGGCGAGCTTGTTGGTTGGGTGCGGGAGGGTCGGATGTTGTATCACAGGATTGGGTTGTTTAAGAGGTCTCGGATTTCGGTTTGGATGTAGTAGGGTAGGGTGTTGAGGGTGACGAAGGCGCCGCGACGACGACCTGGTTCGAAGCGGGTGATGTAACGGAGGTCTGCGTTGTGTTCGGAGATATGGTCGATGAGGACTATGTAGGTTACTCCGAGGTCTGAGGTGAAGGATAGTGAGATCATTTGAACTGGACGTTTGGTATTGATTGGGTGAATTGTTGCATGAGGTTGTCTTTGGTCATTTGGACATAGGTGTCGTTGATGTCGAGAGCGATGGGGGTAAGGCCTACGGTGATGGCGGCGCATGAGGCTGTGCCACTGCCGCAGAAGGGGTCGAGGACTGTTTGGCCGCGCATGGCGACAGCGTTGTAGACCCAGTGCCAGAGCTTGATAGGTTTGGCGAATGGGTGCCCGTATTTGGTCTTTTCGTCGAGCCCTGAGCCGGTCCAGACTGAGGAAGGTTGGTTGGTTTGTAAGGTAGCATTGCCTTTACGACAGATCAAGGCGACCTCGAAGTTTTTGGTGAAGTTGTATTGAGCCATTTGGTTCATACATTGGTGGGACTTTGACCAGATGAGCGGCCACGATTGGACCTTGAATCCGGCAACACGGGCACGTTCGGTGAGGAAGTTCCAGTGATCGAGGTCACACCACAAGACGAAGAAGCCGTTGTCACGTAGGGCGGCGTGGGCGGCTAAGAAGAGTTGACGCATGAGGGAGACGTTGTCTTTGACGTCGTGTTCGGCTGCTGTGTGTGAGACATCCATGCCGGTGTTGGTTTGTTGGAGGTTCTTCATGTCTATGCCGTAAGGGATGTCGGTGACTATGTGGTCGCAGCATCCGGGGTGGTCATGCATCCATTTGATGGAGTCTGTGTGGTGGACCATGGAAGAGATCGGGACGGTGACTTGAGGTTGGGCTGTCTCACCTTGTGGGGTTTCGGGAGCAGGGCGTGAAGCTGAACCTGTGGCGAAGCCCGGAGCCATTGCTGGTGAGGCTGAGAAGAACGCATCGTCGTCGTCGTAGCGGGACTTGAAGTCTGTGAGGTCGGTGAGGAGATTGTCTAGCCCGTTGACTTGGGAGCTACCGGCCACCTGCGGTATCGCAGAGGATACAAGGGATCTGACCGCTTCATCTTCGCGTCGTTTAACGGTAATTCTAATTGCTTCGGTAAGTGAGTCTGCTGCGATGATTTGTTTGTCACCTTTACGGATGAGGGATGTGATTGATAGTGCATAGGAGATTGAGGAGCGTGAGACGCCGATGAGTTTGCCGGTTAGTGCGGTGGTCCAGGTTTTTTTTGTGTCGTCTGAGAGGAGGGCTTCACGTTCACGCGCTTCGTGGACTAGGGTGATAGCTTGGACGGTTTCTTGCCACGACATCTGTTTGCGTTGGACGTTTTCTTCTGCTTCGAGTGTGCGGAGGGCTGACTCCGAGAGCACTTCGAGGAACATGACTGGGATTTCGGTTAGCCCGAGGACTTCGGTCATGGCTTTGAACCGACGGCCACCGCCGATAAGCCGGTGCTCGTGGTTGATGACTGGCGGGTGGAGCAGGCCGTGGGTGGCGATGGAGTCGGCTAGGTCTGCGACGTCACCGTAGTCTTGACGCACACGGTCGGCGATGTCGATTTTGCTGGCTTTGACTAGGACTGCTTGGTCTGGATATTTTATCACGAAAGTGGGTTGTTTTTGGTTAGGATTTGGAAGGCTTCTTGAAATGTAGCGACGTGGCCACCTACTTCACGAGCTACGATCTCGGCAGCTTTTTTATTGGTGTGGTGGTAGGGCTGGTTTTGACCGGGGTCTTGGAGGAGGGCGGTGTGGTCTTTATTCATGACGACGTAGGTGTTGTTGCCTAGGCGGGTGAGGATTCGCTCGGCGAGTTCGGGTGGGAGAGAAGATATATTCATCACCGAAAAAGCCCCGAGGGATTGAGGTCCCTCGAGGCGTGTTGGTTCGGTGGTGTGTGTTACGACTGCTTCAAGAACCGACTGATGCGGGCACGGTCGCCCCATTCGTCACTGAGTTCGACCTTCGTGCGGAAGGTTACGGTTTTGCCGATGAACTGCTCGAACGGGAGAGCAGAACCCTCCTTGGTGCCGAGGGCTGCTTGCATCAGTTCCGCAATCTTTTCGAGAGGCTCGTACTTTTCAGTGCGCACGAGGCTGATCGAGTGGAAGATCGGGTAGCCGGGGTTGACTTCGCACGGGATACCTTCCTTGGTTGCGGGTGTTGGGTTGGTCAAGGCGATCTTCATTTCCAGAAGGTGGCCTGTTTTCTTGGAGTTCTCACGAGTGTCGATTTCGATGATCTCACCTTCGTGCACGCCGTCGTCGATGATGGGCATGACTGCGGAGACTTGGGTTAAGTCAGCGGATTGGAGTTCGTTGAGGACGTCTACTGTTTCGGACATATGTTTTGTGTGTTTTGTTTTTGTGTTCACCAGAGGCGGATTGCTTCTGGTTAAAGTGGGGGGAGGTCTACTCGTGAGAGCAGGTTGTGGATGGAGTTCATAGTCGAGTTGAGGCGATTTATTGCTTCACGCACTTGCGAAGTTAGTGGACTGCAAGGTGTCTCAGGGTCGAGCCCTTGCTTACTAGATGGTGATTCTGGTATTTGGTCAAGGAGGACTGTTCCGAGGACACTGCCGACAAAATTGTCAAGCCCGTTCATGCGGTCGCACACGTCCTCAAGGTCTTTCATTGCTGCGACGATGGGTAATTCTGGGCTTACTTGGTTGTTAGCGGCAACTGGCTGGTTTATGTTATTCATACTTCTAACTTAAGTTTAGGTTGGAGGATAGACCAGATTTGTTCTGGGTTTTTGTCGGTGACGTCGATGGCGGCATCGAGAGGGAATGATGTGCCGAGGGCTACGTGGAATCCGGTTGGTTTGGTGCGGATCTCGTATTTTACCTTGTTCTGTGGGGCAGGCTTTGCGGTGGTGGCCCAGACGTCGGTGAACAGACCACCAAGGGTGTCTTTCGACTGCCCGGGGATAGCGAGGCAGTAACGTATGGCCTTGGTGACTTCATCTTTGTCACCGGTTTGGTGCGATGTCACAAAGACAATCTTGCCGGAGGCTCGAAGCGTCATTACGTAGGAGCGGAGAAGCCGCGCGAGGTCGCCGTAGGTTTGTAGCTCCATTTTACCTGTCTTGTTCGAGCCTGCGCGTTTACCTTCGTAGACACAGTGGTCGCATAGGAAGGTGGCTGCGACACCGAGGCCGTCGATGCAGATGGTTTTGACCTCAGGATCTTTGATAGCCGCGAGGGTTTCGTTGACGAGACGGGTCCACCGTAGGTGTTCAGGAACTTCCTTGCCCGCGTCGTCGGTGTTGAATTGGGAGAATTTGAAAGTCTTGTCCGGGAGGCGACGGGTGGCGGAGGCTAGGTTGAGGTCTAGGTCTGCAATCCATGGTGAGGGGAAGGCAAACATGAGGTTGGTTTTGCCGGACTTCGGCTCACCGACTGCAAGAATAGCAGCCGATGCGTCAGCGTTGTAGTGTGTTGAGGACTTCATGGTATGTGGTGGTTAGTTGTTCCAGAATTTCTGGGGTGTGATTGATAAGGATTGCTGAGTGTGGGTCGGAGAAGCCTTCGACGTAGGTGAAGAGAGGCTTGCCGGATTGGAAGAGACAGGTGGCTGTGACGTGAGACTCGTCGGCGAGTTGTAGGTAACAGTAGAACTTAAACAGCCAAGGGGTCCCAGGTGACGTCTTTGTATTCGCCGGTGTTGAGGTAGATTTTTCTTTGGGCATCGGTAGGGAGGGTGCAGACAGGTTTGTAAGGACAGGCGCCGTATTTACCTTGGCACCATTTGGTGTGTTTTGGGAGGTAACCGCGGCGGCACATCTCGAAGAAGTCTGACACGATGTAGATGGTGTCTTTGACCCATTCGTCGAGGAGACCGTCGTAGATCGGGATGGTGTGACGTTTGAAGGTGAATTGCTCGCCGGTGCGGGTGGGCTTGCGGAAGCCAAGGCCGTTGATGGTGAAGCCACGTATGCGTTGACCTATGAGCTGCTCAATCGCCCATGCGTAGCCGTGGACTTGGTGAGATAACTCAAATTCTTTGAAGAATTGTGGTCCCATGATTGAGGTTGTCTTGTGGTCGAGGCCGTAGATGCTGCCTTGTGAGATGTAAACCATATCAATACGCCCTTTCCATACGATGATGATGGATTTGACGTAGCGTTGCCGGACTGTACCGTTAGGTTCTTTAACCCAGATGGTGTCTTCAATGGAGACTTCACCGATTGGGAACGCGAAGCCTATTTCGATAGCAGGTTTGCCATCCACGGGAAGGATATTCCACGGCTCGACGGGGTATGTCTGAGCGTAGTGTTGAATACCCGCCACCGCAGCACCATAGTTGCGGAAGTCGTCGTCGGGTGGGGAGTATGCAGCGAACCCTTCCTGTGCTGCGAGCAGCATGGCGTTGGTGTCGGCTTCGGTGATGTAATCAGTGCCACGTAGATAACGAGCTTCGAGAATCTTGTGGAAAATACCGCCAAAAGCAAGTGCCGGTTTGTCGACGTTGGTCTCGCGTTTATTGAGGATGTAATATTCAGCAGATCGTGGGCACGTGACATGGCGTTCTAGCGTTGAATTGTCGATGAAGAATGTGTCTGAGTCATCGAGCGGGATTGGTTTTGGGTCGTTATTCAATGTCGTATAGGTCGGTTAGTTTTTTCATCGACACACCTGTGCCGGGCTTCTTGGCTTTTTTGGACTTGGTTTGCCCGATGCGGACTTGCTTGTGGAGGGTTTGTGCGTTGGACCGTGCGGCCCTGAGGGCATCTACGTATGCACGCTTCTCCTCCATCGACATGTCGTTGAGGCTAAGAGCTAGAAGTGCGTCGAGGGGTTGTTCTGCGAAAGGAACTTTCTTCGATGGCGCGGATGAGGACGTCACTGGATTGGTAGGAGAGGCTGTGTTTTCTGATGAAGTCGGCGGCATGTTTGTAGGCGTATTGAATTAGTAAGGTGTTGATGCCCCGGTCGGGGTATATTGACATAAGGAGGGTTTTATCTTCTGCTGACACGAGGCATTGAGCTTTCACTAACTCATCCTCGGGGAGGTTGCGGTATGGATACTGCTGTTGGATGGACGATGGCATTGGTTGATGTCAGTTATTGACACTTACATGATTATGGTTTGTTGCGTGAGGTTGTTATACTCAATCGCGAGATTCGGGTAGGAGGAGGTTAGTCCTTCGACGAGTGGGAGTGGGAGTTCTTGTTTGACAAGGAGGGCACCTTCGAGGATACCGTCGTCGAAGAGGGCTGCGAAGTGTGGAATGAGAGGGGATGAGGCGTCGACTGGTCCCCATTCTAAGGCGGTGGTGTGGGAGGAAACTTGGGCGGTATGTGTGTCGGCGGAGGCGACGGAGGTGTTGAGGCCTACTGTACCGCGGGGGCGGAAGAGGATGTCGCCGTTGCGGGGGTCGCGGGAGACCACGAAGTGACCGTCGATGGCTTCAAATTGCTCGTGGGTGAATTGGTTGGTTTCCCATTTGTTGAGACGGTAGCCGAGGATGGCGTCACGTAGACGAGCTATGAAGGTGGAAGGTGCTTGGTGGGAGAGGGGTAAGAGGCGCGTGGGGGTGGGGTAGGCTCGAACGCATTGACCGAGGATGAGTTCGTAGCGTTTAAACGAAGCGAGGCCTAGACGAGGATCGAGTGCTTTACCTTGAGGCATGGATGGTGATGTTGATGGTGTCGAAGGTGATGGTGAGGGTGGTTAGGAAGGAGCGGATGATGGTTGTGTGGGGGATGGCTTTTAAGGCGACGGAGCAGGCGATGAAGTCTGAGTCATGGACTGTGATGGTGACGTGGGTGGGCTCGTGGTTTTCGATCCGGTAGGTGGTGGTGTGTGGAGCGAGGGCTACCGAGATTAGTTTGGCGGCGGCGGTGTAGAGTTGCTCGCGGGCCAGCCGGTGGTTGGAGGAGAAGGTTAAAGACTCGAAGAGGGTTGGTGGTGTGGTGGGTGGTGATTCGTGCATAAAAATTGGTCCACCCGAGGGCTTGCGGTTGTGGCTACCCGCCACGGAGGGTTTGAACTTAGTTCGTGGTTGCAAGCCGACGGGTGGAGGTTAGGGGAGAAGTATTTAAGTGTTATCGCGAGCCGTCCTTGCTGTGGCCCTCTTTGATGTTGATTTCGGTGTTATTTATGATTGATCCTCCCATTCGCCTATGGTATGTAAGTAGGCTTCACATCGTTGGCGTGCGGTGGCGGTCCCCCACCTAGTCCCTAACATGTCTATAAGTTGGTGCCGATATTCACCAAACCGCTCCTCCGTCAGCGTAGCCTCAAACTCAGCACACGCATTTAGGTCGCTGTAGCAGTCAGGAAGCTGATCGCAGTGGTCTTCTTTGCGCCTAACTTCATAGAATAGTGTTCGTTCTGCCCAGTGTCCGTCTGGCCTGTGCCAGCAGTGGCCAGTCGGCTTAAGCGTCTCGGGTTTCCACTCCCATCCCAGTGACTCCGCGATTGTGATGTTCATGCGTTCGGGGGTCATAGCGCACCTCCGGTGTTCGCCTGAGACGGGCCTTCTGTTCGCTCCTCGCGTTCTCGGATGTAGCGTAGCGCCGTTTCGTGCCGCATCTCGCCGGGATGCTTGGACTCGACCGCCAATATTAAATCGTAGTAGAGATTGTTTAGACGGTCGAGTTCCCCAGCCGCATCTCGTAGCCCTTGGATTTGCCGACGAGCATCTTGCTCCTCTTCGGGATCAGCGGCGGGAAACGCATCTTGCATTCTTGCATATTCATCGGCTTGCGTCCTAAGCCAAAGCGGCGAACCAAGCGATGGAGGAGGAACGCCGACAGTCGCGGCGGTTTCATTAGGTGGTGTCATATTCGTATGTTTTTTGTGGTTACGAGAGATCGCCGTCTCGGCGTTCCTCATCTGATCTGTTCACCGAAGAGAATTGCGCGACGACCTCGCCCGCGAGTTCGAGCGAGAACCAGTCGTCCACGCGGAGCTTTCCCTCCATGTCGGCCCACCATCCGGGACGGGCGATTTCAAGGATCGTTTGCAGCTCACGGGCGATATTGTCCGGGCCGAGTCCGCCCGCGAATCCAACGGGTTTTTCCGTCGCCGGTTGCGCCCATGCGCTCGGTGAGATTCCACGCCCTCCGCTGGTGTCGAGTAGAACGGCGTGATTTAGCGAGCGGACGAACAGCAGGTGCGCGTTGTTGTCGTGGTGTTGGGTGATGATCGTGTGACGCGGATACATCTCGCAGAGATGCTCCACCTCCAGCGCCAGGATTCCGCCGTTGACTTGGATGCGCTGGAAGCCGCTGACCGGCAGCTTGCCGTCCATCAGCATCGCGCGCGCTCCGCGCCCGCAGACATGCAGGGACGCCCTTCGGAGTTCGAGCGAAGTTTCCCGAATCCATTCCCATCGCGGGTATCGTTTCCGCCCTTCGGGCGTTTCCGTGTAGAGCAGGCCGATTTCGGCATCCAGCTTTGCGAGTTCGGTTACGTCCGTTCGTTCATCCGCGCCTGTCACAGTTAAGAACGGTGAACAAGACGGTGATCCCAACGGGGACCGCTCTGCTGTCGAGATTTTAGGGGGGGTTATCATGATTTTTGTGTTGTCGGAGTGGCGCTGCCGTCCCCGTGGGATACCTCAGCGTTTGGAGGAATGAAAAGGTCCCTCATCTGATCTGTTCAGCTCGGATTCATCCAAAATCGTTTCGAGCGTGAATTCGGGGCTCTCGTCCTTCGTTTCGCTTTGCGCACTGGGGAAGATTTGGTCAGCAAGTTTCCCCAGTCGAGCAGCCTCGTTCTCGCGGAACTCTCGGGTCGTTCGGGTTTGGTAATAGTCCTCACTCACAGCACACCTCCGTCCTTGGTGCCTTCGGTGATCATCGCGTCAGCGTATTGGTAGGCTTCCTTAGCAACGTCGTCAGGTCCGATTTCCTTATACTCCTGAGCAACTAAAATAATCGCAGGCAATGCGTGCATCGCGATCTCGGTGCGGATGGATATGCCAGGGCAGACGTGGCGGATGGGCCGTGCTCGACCTCCGTTGTTTGGTGGTGGGAGGGTGGTGGGCTCTTCACCTTCGTATTTACTCACTCCTCCCTCCCTTCACGAAAGGCTTTTTCGAGTTCCACGTGAGCTGCATCTTCAACACCGTATAGGTGCTCAAGGCCGTTGCCGTCTGAGTCCGTAATGCTTTCGATTTTGATATAAACGGTGGGTGGGTCCACTGGCTTGCCGTCGACTAGGGACTGGGTGTCCCACATGACGTCGGCTACGAGCAGGAGGTTTGTCACCTCGTTAATGCCCGTGTCTATCGGGCGTATGATGGATAGTTTCATGTTAAATAAGTCACCCATGACTGGTCCTCCACTGGTTCACCTTGTTCTTCGTCCAAACGCTGTTGTTCGGCTTCGGCTTTGTCGTACCGCAGCACCCATTGTTTGTCTTCGAGCATTTCCTCCACCAATTGACCTGCAGACTTTTTAGTACTCAACCGCATTGACAGGTCAACGCCTAACCGACAATGTTCGATGTACACGCTAAGCATACCGAATACCGTTTCCACCGAATAGTTAGCTCCACACTCGTGAACTTTCTTGTCCGCTTCCTCGTACTTGTCGTCGATCTCAAGCGGTAGCTCTTGCTTACGTCCGTTGGGTCGGATGTATTGAATGATTACTGTATGCATAATATATGTTTCTAATAGTTATTGTGTAGGCACCATGCCTCTTCACTAGAAAACCCCACACCGTTACCAGTGTGAGGTTGTTGTGGGGGAGTGAGCTACTGCGCTCTTACTCCCCGTCGACCGGAGTAGGCTCGTCAATACCGTACTCGGACTTGGACGCTGTGTTGTTTAAGATTTGAACAAAAGCGCGAGCCCGTTGGTAGGCTGACGCTACTGTCGCCGAGGCTATGTAAACCTCACAGTCTTCTTTTACTATCAGTCTAAGAGTCTCTACATAGTTCCAAAACTCATGCGAGGTCAGCGTTTTCTCAGCTTCGTGCATGGCGTTCAAGTCTTGCGAATACTTAGGCAGGTAGCACGGTGGAGTGACTTCGTGCGTCTTTCGATTAAGCCACCAGTTGTTATCACCAGTCAAAAATGCTACCTGTTGGTAGATTCCGTTTGGTGGTGGAGCTACTTCTTTCCACCCACAGTGGGTAGCTATGACTTTATTAAGCTCGTGAGGTTTCATCAGATTTCTCCGCACAGCACGTCAGCACACGAACGGTTTCTTTAAGTTCTTTAAGTTCGGTCGACAGCTCGTTGTTGTGTTTGCGAACGTATTCGAGCTGCTGATTCGCGATGGTGAGTTCTTTATGCTCACGCTCTTTCTTACTTTCACGTTCGACCAGCGACGCGTCAAGAAGCGTGACTGAGGTGCGGGAAGGCTCGCGAGGTATTTCATACTCAGCTTTTGGGGCTGATTGGTAGGTCTTTACAACGTGTTGAATCTTAGTAAGTTCGCCTAGTTGACCTAGAAGCGACATAGGCACGAGGAAGTGATCGGTGCCGACTGAGAGGATGATTTTTGTTTTCATTGTGTGGTGTGGTTGTGGACTTACGTCCGAGAGTGGGTGACCCAGTCTTCTACGTCTGCGTAGGGCCAATTGGCATTTCATGGCTCAAAAGACCAGCCTTATGCCATGCTTCGATCACGTCAGCGATCTCTTCAAACGTAACACCCTCTTCGTCGTTGAGTTCGGACAGTGAACGGCCCGTGAGGTGGGGAGCTAGCCCGAGGTTGTAGGTCTTTAGGAAGTCAGTTGGGTTGCCTCTGTTGTTCAGACTCAACTCATTAGCGAAGTCGAGAGGTAAGAAGTCAATACTAGCTTTACTTTTTGATTTGTGAAAATAGGTTAGCGTGTTTATGGCCGAAAACTTTTTATAACTAAGTCCATGCAGGTCACAAAGCACGCCTAAGCAACAGAATCCGTTGACGTTGCATAAAGCACCTTTGCCTTGTTTATATTCACCAGACCGAAGCGCATCAGTCCATTGTTTTACTTGTTCGTTTGTCATGTTGTGGCGTGGTTGTGGGTTAAAACTGAAACCCGCATAAGATGCTCTTTTCTCCGGTCACAAACGCAACGTATTCAGTTTGGGTTAGTTTGATATGGGACATCTTATACGGGTAATTGGTAGGTGGGTAGGTGGGCATAAATTGGGAGCAGTTTTATGTCATGCTCAGGACATCTTGCGAGGAGGTGAGAAAGGTAAGAACTCACTTCGACTCAGCCAGCAACCGCAGCTGCTGCATGGTGGGGGCCACCTGTGTAACCCCCACGTTGCAGAAGCGACTTCGCTTAGACCGAATAAACGTCGGTAAGCTTGGTAGCTTCGCGGATACGACGTTGGTCTTCGGAGACCGCTTTCGCAACCGAATCGACGGTTTCTTCGATTCTCCACGAGTCACCCAGTTTCTCGCGCAGGGCGTTGGCTAGGGCTATGAGCTTCCCGTTGTCGGAGGCTTTCTGGGCCAGCTCGACGTAGCTCTTGGCCACCTTACGAGGGCCGGAAGCTGCGCGTTCTGGTTCGGACGGATCGAACGCGATGGTGTCGATGGTATTTTGGGCCAACGCACCAAAACTAGCCGCGGCCAGTTCTTTGTTCTCGAACTCGCCGGTTTTGACTAGCTTTGCAACAACGCGGTCAAAGTAGATCTTCTCGGACTCGCAGTAACGCTCTTGGTCCTCGTCGGTATCATTACCTTCGTCGTCCTTGACCTTCTTGCCGGTTTGCTCGGTCTTGCGGGGGATGCTGGTTTGGTTCTCTACGGCCTCACTGAGACTCGCGCGAAACTTCGCTAACACCGAGCGGTACAGGACGTTCCGATTCGCATACTCAAGTGCGGCACCGACAGCCTTCGCAAGAGTATCAAACTCTTCGATGGTCTCTGGCACTTGCACGTTAAGTTTGAATCCTAGGGTGGATGCTTCAACTGTTTTCATAATAAACAATGTAACCGAGTGGTAGAGGCGGTTACGTCCTCCGGTGGGCGATGCAATTGGGGTCGCTCACCAGTTTTCCCCATTGCGCTCGAAAGGGCGAGCGCTTCCCATATTAGTAGCTATGATGTCGCGCCGGATGGACGAGCACCTACCTCTGCTTGCGTGAGATGGAGCGCGAGCTGGTTAGACTCAGCGGCTTGAGGCACCACAAGTTCAAACAGCACCGAATTAAACCCCGGAGTGCTTAACGCATCAGCGTCTTCGACACCGGCTAGTTCGATCTGGGTGCACGAAGCCATGCTCCGCACCCTGCTGACCTGATACAACCGATTAAACACCAGCCAGTCAGCAGCTAATGCCACCGACGCTCGGGAGCCACGATCCCTGTGCACCCACTTCACAATATCCCCAACCTGAAACTCATGAGGCACGAGCTTGCGCCGGTTGGTGTCAGGTATTGACATCGACTTAGGATCAGACAAAGAAGGCCCTTGTGGTGGGCCATGAGGTTCTTGGTATGATAATATCTTATTCATCACGAAGTAAAACGGTTGTGACTAAGTCTACCTTAGTCTTGTTATCTTGTGGGTGAGCTTTAAGCACCGCAAGTGCGAATTGTAACATTGCGAGGTCCACCGCTTCACGCCACACCTTCGGATCCATCTCACGTAGCAGTTGCATGAGTAACGTCTCAGGAGCTCTCGGATCGTCAGGTAACACCATAATACACAACACCGACCCGAAGAGGCGTTTGGTTGCGTGTTCGCGTGTTTCGATCTCCGTGCTGGTGAACAGAGCATCCGCGAGCTTTACGGTGCTGGCGAATTTTACGTCTTTCAATATACTAGTCTTCATACCTTGTTTTGTTGTTTTTGTTGTTTTGTTAGATACCATACAAGCTCGTAAGCTCGGTGGTAGAAAGATGTTTAACAGCCACCCGCTTTGGCTTCCGCGCTTTGGCGGTGAGGCGTGGCTTGCGTGCTTCACGTTCAGCCACCTTCTTTACCCGTGCTTCCTGAAGCATAGCGGTGCGTTCAGCACTTGCGGTCATAAACCGCCCGAAGTTACTAATCGTGGCTTCAACCAACACGTGCTTGCGATTCTGTTCTTCGACGTGGATGTCACTCCGCAACACCAAAGTGCGGATCACAGTATCATCACACGCGTAAGTCTGCAACACCGTAACCTCCACGAGCTTCGTCGGGGTCAACCCATACCAATCTCGCAGCACACTCCTCTGTCCAGGTGTCAGCGCATACTTACGACCTACTACGAGCCGTCGGGTCAACACCGGCCGTCCACCCTCAAAATGCTCCGCAATCCCTTCACCAACCTCAAGCCTCCACCTCAGGTCTTCCTCATCCGGCACCATCCGCACCTGCTCAAGTAAGTCCTCAAACTCACCAAGCACAGCCCGTGCCATTTTCAGCCCGTGCTTGTGCAACAACGCGCAAGCCTCACGCACCGCCTTCTCCTCCTTCACCGCCGGATGGTTTTCCGGGTCATACACCTCATTGTTCATACTCATATCCATACCTTTCATTTAAGATTGCCTTCAGCTTGCACCCCACAAGCCTCTCCCTTATGCTATCCTCTCGCGCCGAATGGACCCCGACCTACCCCACGCCCAGTCGGTGTCAATTCCTGACATCAACCAGAGCCTCAGCGACCCTCCCTCGTGCCTCGTAGCATCCTCGTAGCCTCCGTATGCGTTGGCTGGGTGGTTGTGAGCTTCGAGCTTCGCTCCTGCACTTAAGCCCAACCGGGCAAGCACGCAGCCTTGAAGCCTCGTAGCCTCACCCACCCGCCTCCGAATCTTCAAATCTTTTTCGTGCGTGGGTGGGTGCGCCACCCACTATCCCCCCTATCCGCCAAGCTATGAGGCATTGCAAGGGGGGCTGAGGCAGGCAGTCACCCCATA